GTTGCAGGCACATCAACATAACTTGTTTTATGACTCGTAGGTGTAACACCTTCAGTCAATTGAGTTGTGGACACCACATAAGGCACTGGGCGACGGAATTTAACCTGCTCAGCTTTGTTCTTTGGCATCGGTTTAGATTGTCCATAATCGCTTAATACGATTATAGGGCGTGCGTGTTCAAGCATTTCCGTAGCTGCCCACGCGGCAGTACGTTGGCTGATATCGCCGTAAGTAGAACCTGACATTTTTAGCTCCTTCTCTGTTTCTCAACAGTGAAATAAATTAATGGTTGAGCGCTATGCTCGTCGTTGTCGGTTTTCTTTACGATTAGCATGGAATTTAAACGCGGCCTCGAAATCATCAGCTGGCTCGCTACTAGGATCAATTCGAGCTGATTTGCTCTTAATCGTGGTACCGTCTTCCAATTGCTGTTTTCTTCGCGTTGCAATGCTATTCGCGTCAATTTCCTTTTGAGTTAACTCGTCCTTGTTATCGACGCCATCATCTACGGGGTCAGCTTTTAATGTTGGTTTTCCTTCTGCGACCAAATGCGTGTCATATAAACCGATAAGCACTGATGCATCTTGTGGATCATCGCTATCGGTAAGTGATTGCACGCCAGGTGGCTGTTTATCTAACCATAAAGCAAATTCAGGTTCCTGAACTGCTTTTGTCCATTCTGGATAAAACTTTGCTACTTCATCTGTGGAGGCTTGGGTAGCGTCCTCAATTTCTTTTTGTGCATCTCTGGCCTGTTTTTCTTTAATTGGGGTCAGAGTTGAATCAATCGTTTCTTGTGTTGCTTGGCCAGCTTTATCTAACCGGCTATCAATGGCTTTTGCCACTTCGGGATAATCTTCCTTAAAGGTTTCCCATTCTTCATCGGTTCCACCCATTGCTTCAGCAATTTGCTTATTGTCCGGCTGCTCACCAGTGGTGCTGCCTTTGCGGATACCTTGTATTTCTTTCTCCATGCCGTTAATTTTACGCTGGAGCCCACTTACTCGGCCAGCATCACTGCTAAGTCGGTGGTTTAAATCTTTGTTTGTTTCTTCTAAAGCAACAAATTTATCTTTGGTTTCATCGGACATTCCAGCATAAGGATCTTCTTCTTCCTTATTTTTGTCGTCCAAATCATCACTTAGCTCGTCATCTTGATTTTTTGTTTCAAGTTTATCGTCCTTATCAAGATCATCATCGAGGTCGTCATCTGCTTCGGGAATACCATCTTTTACTTCAGCAAGCTTGATAAACTCATCTTCAAAATCAGTGGTTTCTTCATTAACGTCTGATTCTACTGCGGCTTTATCTGTCATTTTATTGTCCTTTGCGGTTCTCACGAACGGCGGTTGCTGTCTCACGACAGTTATTTAATATATATGCTATTACTTATAATTAAGCAAGTCTATAACGGCCTTATTGTGCCGTGGTTCGGGTGAAAGCCATATTTGTTTTCTGCTGACTTTCTGACGCAAACGGCCTCAAAGTAGTCTCGATGATAACCAAGATAAACGTTTTCATATTTAACCTTGATACTTACATACCATCCTCCTGTTCTTTTAAAGAAGCTAACACCAACTACACCGGAAGTATTATTGTCTGCTATTCGATGATTTTGGCTATTAACTATCCTTGTTACATCTTTAAGATTAATCCACTTATTGTTAATTCCATCGCCATCATCGTGATCAATCTCTATTGGCCAGCTTCCTGTCACAAGGAACCAAATGATTCTATGAGCATAATAATGTTTGCCGTCTATACCGACTCGCAAATATGTTTTTTTAGCGTGCTTGCTTATTGAGCCTACACGCTCACCAACCTTGTTTCTGTTTGACCTAACAATTTTACGTGTTAGATAGCCTGTCTCCGAATCATAATTAAATAGTTCGTTTAAATAATCTTGTGTTAAAGTTTGCTCATTCATCAGGCGCACCTCTTATGCGTTGGTTGATAGGCTGGCTAGATGTTTACGCATCTGGCTAGTCGATTATATATTAATCATCAGACAATCCGAAGTTTGCTGTTTCACCCATATCCTGCTTGATTTTAATTTCGGTGTAGAACTTCTTAATATCCCAATCTGCTGCGAATTTCTTAATTCCGAATTCGTTGCGGATTTTTTCCATATTAATCTTATTAGTGGCAGCGAGCTCTGTTAATTTAACTTCTCGCTCGATCATAGCAATCTGGCGATCATTTTCTGCTATAGCTAAACGTTCTTGGGCTTGCATCTGTGCTGCACGCTCATTCGCGTCGATCTCCATCTGTTTAAGCTCTTTCTGTGCTTGTATTTTTTGGACTTCCGGATCCTGTGGTGGATTATCCTTACGTTTTTGCATTTCAGCTTCAGACTCGTCATCTGAAAGCATTACATCATCGATGGATACTTGCATGCCTTTCGCCATATTTTTCAGCACGCCGCGAGTTTTAAGTTCTTCTGGTCCACCTGGCATACTCATCGCAGCGGTAATAAATTCCATGATGTTGCGAGCCTGCATTTCTCTTACAAGTAATACTGAAGTGCCTCGGGCGTCGATACTCATATCACCCTTAATTTCAGCCTTCTCGTTAAATTGCATGTTCCAATCGTAGAAACGAGTAATAAACGGCACAGTGATATCGTCATCGTAATTTTTAACAGCCTTACGCATCATTATGTTATTTGAGCTCATCCATAGCGCGGTACCGCCCAATGTTTTCAACATAGCCGGTTGTTGAGTATCTGGTGATTGTGCCCCCATTTGGGTTTGTGGCACGCTAGTTTCTTCATCAGCCAACCGGTGAGCCATTTCAAATATGGCAGTAAGCTCTTGCTGGCGAGAATCGATATTAAATGTTTGCATTGCATAATCAGCGCGGAACTTAGGATCCTTGCTGGTCATCCACCAAATCTTACGAGGTGATAACTCCCACTTTCCATCAGCCGGCTCAACAAGTGATTTATTAATGATTATCTGTGGTCCTGTTGATAAACCGGCATTATCCAGCACCATGCGCCACGAAGCATTCATTACCTTCTGTGGTGAACGCATCCGGTATGGAACACCAAAACCAAAGACACATGTTTCGTCTTTTTCCCAATTAAGCACGTTATAAGGCAACTCTTCACTGTCCATGTGATTTAGACTGACTTTAATAACGATACCCATGCAGAGCCAAACAACCCCCTCAAATTCTTCGAGCGGATCATCTTCATTAACGTTTTCGCAGCCGCAATTAATTAAATCATTTTTATCAATTGGGCCATGGTATTCAAGGATTTCGTAGCGGTTATCTTGCTGTATCTGGGTGATACCGTTGATTTCACGTAGTTCGTTGAGATAGGAGAGGTGAGCGGCTGGTGCGTTCGGTGCCTGCATTAAAACTTTTCTAAGCTGGTTAGCCATGAAGCCAGGTTGTTTGGCGAGAACTCTTAATTGTTTTTTGGTAAGAAGGTGGCGCTCATAAACAAACTCACAATCTTCCCATCTTACTGCCGACATATCTGGAAAGAAGTTCCATGGATCAACATTGGCTGCAGTAGGTTTATTTTCTTCTTTGGTGCTCAACTCCCATTCACCACTTTCACCCAATATCCAAGCCTTTTTAGTGCGCTTTTCGACCATTGGGCCTTTGATGATACCGGTACCCATCACGACCGCGTTATGAATTACATCACGGCATACAGGATTAAATTTGGCTTCGGTTAACTGATCATCTATTTCTTTCTCCATGGCTGACGCAGTTTTCTTGGCCTGCTTCATGGTTTCTTCTGCTAAATCTTTTTTCTTGAACGGTTCACCAGTGGCTTCATCGACTGGTTCGCTGCCGTCTGTCATCTTTAACGGCGTATCATCATTGATTGCTTCAGCGAGTTCAGGTACTGGCGTGGGCTTTAAGCCCCAGTTACGATCGTCTGTTGGGAGAACAAGATCAGACCATTTTGATTCTGCTGTATTGGATTTTGCGCGGGTGAGGTTAACAAATATCTTGCTTTTCTTTTTGCCGTCATTGATTTTTTTGGCGGTTTCTTTGTCGTAAGTGCCATTGTAATGACGGAGATCGTCGAGCCAACGCTGTTCTATTTCTTCTTTTAAGCCAACCTGTTTATCGAATTGCGTTTGAAGACCGGTACCAAACAGCTGCATCTTCTCTTCGACTTCAGCTATTCTGTCCTCTTCGGACAACCCATCTTCATAAGTTTCTTCTTCAGAAGGAACGACGCCATTCATTTTTTCATTATCGTCTTCTGGTTGCTTCACAGCAATCTGGTTGGCCATGGTGTTCCCCGTTAAGGTTTTGGATTGTTTGCCAAGCGAGAAGACTTATTTTTCTGCGGTTGGTATTTCTCCATCCTCACGCTTCTCACCCAGCTTCTTACATAATATACGTTGTTGATTATAGTGCAACCGTTATGCTTGATGATAAGCGGTGCAATCTTCTTCCTCTATGACAGCTAGCGCGCGCATAATTACAGACGCCTGATGTACTAAGTCTCGCTTATCGCAGTTTTGTATTGAATCTATTGATTCTGAGCTTTTTACACAAATTCTATATTTATCCTGCTCAACCTCCCTTCCTTCGCCATTATTTTCACCGCAACAAATAAAACTCGCGTGTTCTAGTGATATTAACTGGGAAAAGCTTTTGCAATCAGCCCTTTCTCTTGGGCAATATTCTGTTGTAAACACGCCCTCGTAATCACTTTTATTCATTTTTCTCTCCTACACATCATAGTCAATTGATTCAATATTTGCCTGCGCTCTGCGTTTCTTGATATTTGGTGGTGCTACTGGCTCTGCGAAGGTTAACCCAAGTGAATCAAAGAAATCAGGTGATTCCAGCCCACGCTTTTTCATATCCTTTTTCTTTTCAAGAACATAGCGACCTGAACTATCATAATCAAACCGTGGCCCACAGATATCAGCTTGCAATACATCGAGGTCTTCAATATCAACGCCACCTGGCATCTCAAACCAGTCCCGCATATTAACGCCCATCTCGGCACGCTTATTGGTGAATCGGTCATCTTGTAGAGCCCTATTTGCGCTATTCACCGCACAGATACGCCCATCTTCTTCATACCCAAGTTCAACCAAACGATCGTAAACGCCAGCACCTAAGCCACCTACGTCAATAAACATCATATCTACATCACTTGGATTTCCAGTGACAGCATCAGTGAGAATACGCACACACAACCCAGCGACCTCCATCACGGATTTTTTACGGTAGGCTTTTGAACCGTAAGCCTTTCGGCCATTACGATGAATAATTGCTGTTCTA